CACTTATTAAATAATCAGCCTTTTTATCATTAGTCAATTTTTCATTAACTAAAGCTTGATATAAAGCAAGTTCTTTACCCAATTCAGTATTTTCGTTAAAATTATCTTTTACAATTTTTAACGCTTTACTTTTATTAGACGAACCTAATATATCGGCAGTTATCTGTCTAATTAGAAATTCAAAAATTAAACCGGTATTTTTAATTTTAGAATGTTTTACCTTTACTCTCATCTGTTGCCTCTCCAATTATTTTAACAACTAATAATGAATACAAATTTTCATATATAAATATAAAATTATGAATATTTATTAGCTTTTTTTCTTTATTTATTCATCTTCAATTAAAGATTCTTCATTTAATAAACCAGATTTCTCTATTCTATTATATTTTTTCTTTAATTGGTCTAAAATTCCTTCTCTAGCTACTAAAGTTGAACCTTTTGATGTAGCTAATGGTGAACCACCTTTAAATTCTCGTGCACCACTTCTTGATTTTTCATATGAAGTAGCGTTTTTTAAATCTTTAGCATTATATCCACTTCTTGATTCTGGTTTATGTGGGTCTTTTTTACTTCCACCCCAAGTACCTTTTCTAGCTATACTAAATCCACCATCGTCATCATCACCTGCTTTTTCTCCTGACTCTGCTGGGTCATTTCCTTCACTCTCAATTTGTTCAAATCTAAATGCTTGTTTTTTATCTTCAATAATTTCATCAAACACTTTTTCTTTTTCATGTTGAGTCATATCAAAAATATTATCATATATCCATTCACGAGACATAATTTTATATTCCATTAAATTATTTGCTATATCAACTTTTTGAGTTAATAATTCCATTTTTTCTTGTTCGTGAATCATTGATGGATTTGTCAATTCTAAATTAAAATCTATTAAATCTTCATCATCAAATCCTTGTGTGTATAAGTGAACAATAGCAATCTTTTCTAATTCAGATACAACTATCCTTTGTAATCTCTCAATTGTTCTTGAGAATCTTACATCTTCAGCCGCAAGTGTTGCTTTACTTCCAACACCTTCTTCATATCCTAAAAATGCTTTAGGTATTTTCAATGCCGCCATCATTTTGTTTCTTAAATATTCAATATCATCAATTTGACCATCATTAGTCAATCCCTGTAAGGATTCTATATTTGTTCCACTATCTCCACCACGAACAGGTAAGAAAAAATCTTCTGTTACGGATTCTATATTATATCGAAGATTATATTCACCTGTATTTTGGTCGATAACAGGTATTTTTTTCATTTTATTAATAAGTTTTTGCATAAAATTTTCTACTTCGTTTGGTGGAATATTTCCGATATCAACTTTAAATATTCTTTTTTCCGGTGCTCTCATAATTCTAAAAATTAACATAGCGTCTTCCATAAGAGTTAATTGTTTAAATATTTTACGAGCTCCTTCTATCATAGATTTTCCATAAGGTAAGAAGTTTGCATCAGATAATAATCTAAAATGTGCTATTTCATAATTTTCTTTAATATTTTTTTTATCTCGTTGTAACATAAATTGAACCAAATTTGGGTCACTTGGGTCGTGGTCTTCAATTCTTTCTGTTTCATATACAGATAAAGGTTTTACATTTACGATACCATATTTATCAACAATATCTAATTGTAAAAATAAATCACCATATTTTGTAAGATTTCTAATCCAAGACCATAAGTTAAATTCTATATTTAAAACATCATAAAATAAATTATGTAAAATTTTATGTAATTTTGGATTGTCTGTTTTAATACTTAATATTTCATTCTCAATATTATGTACAGTAGACTCATCCGAATATATATCTAAAGCAGAAGCTATAATTGGGTCTGAATCCATAAGTTCATAATCTTTAAATAAGTCCATTCTCATAGATGACCAAGCAGGATTTTCTAATCTACTCTGTCTGTATTGACT